TATTACCCTCATATAATTCTAAAGTAGGTTGTTGTTCTCCCATAATAAAATATTTATTAGCACCACCTACTGATTGTACAGAAACTGTATAGTTAATTGTTGATGCTACATATGACATATTAAAGCCATAAACTTCAGGAGAAGATGCTTGACCTAAAATGAACGCATTTCCTGCTGGATTTACTTTTAATACTTTATCTGCATTTCCTGATACAGATGATAAACCAGTACCACCTTTTGATATTGGAACTACTGGTAATCTAGCTGTAGATAATGTTCCTGATGAAATGTTTGCTGCATCAATTGCTGCAACATTAAATGTACCAAAACCTACAACATCAACAGTATCTGTTCCTGATGTACCAATTGCTGATGCAAAAACTATAGAGTTTCCTGATGAAACAGTAACATCAGAACCATTAACCATTTTAACACCATTCAAATAAACATCTACAAATCCAGCATCATAAGCAAGTGTAGCACCATTATCATCATTACCTGTTATTGTTGTAGTTGATGATGAAACTGTAAATGTAAATCTAGCAGAAGTACCATTAATTGTTGAACCTGCTGCACTCCATCCTGATGATTTATAAACTTTTAATTCATTTTGTGTTGTGTCAAAATATAAATCTCCAACATCAAGTGATGTAGTAGGAGCAGATGATGCTATTCTATATACACTAGCAAAATTATTTACATCACTAATATTTGCTGCAGCAATATTAATATTAGCAATATGTGGGCCAACAGCATTTACATTAGCAATTGATCCACCTACTAAATCTACATTAGTAATTGCATTTGCTACTACTTCTATTTCAGATGTAGATTCATTTAAGTCATTAGCGGCAGTTACTACTTTTGATATATCTGCAGCGACTGTAGAAATATCAGAACTATTAAAACCAGCAAGAGTTGTAATATCAGATGATATAGCACCAAGACTTGTTATTTCTGAATTTAAACCAGCAAGTGTAGTTATATTACTAGAATTTCCAGCAACACTAGTAATATCACTAGCTATTCCACCAAGAGTTTGTATTTCAGTAGATAATCCTGATATAACAGCTAAACCTGAAGATGAAGTTGTAGTTTCTAAATTACCATTTGCATCAAAAGATAATATTTTATCTTGTCTAGTTGCTTTAGCTGGTAAAGTTACAGTTGCAGAAACAGTATCAGTATCTAATAATTTTACTGATCTATCTGTTTGTCCTTTTAAATCTCCTACAATTGCAGTTAATTGATCAAGTTGTGTATTTATAGATTTAACATCTAAAGTTCCTGTACTAGAAAAATCTGAAGTTCTAGTAATAGCAATATCTCTAATGATGACGATTATATCATTAGCACTTGCCCCACCACCACCTAGCTTTAATGTGCCTCCACCACCAAATTCATAAGCGTCATCACTTGAAGATGCAGTTCCTATTAAATTGTACTGCGAATTTGTTGTTGGACTTGCATTGTAAGTAAGCAAAGTTCCATTTTTAAATGCTTTAACATCTGCTACTGCAAAAAATTCAAAACCAATAGTAAAATCAGTTTGACCTGCTGTAGCAGTATATGTATTTCTAGGTGTATTTAAACTAATTGTCATTTAAGTAATTCATCCACTCCAAAATTATATAAGTCTTTAAACTTTCTATCCCAAATCCATAAAGTATTCAATGGAATTATTCTTCTTATGGTTGCAGCTTTTTCATCAAAGTCTGCATCTGTTCCAAAAGCATATGCTAAATCAGCTATAATACTTGGCCCAGCACCAGTAAATTCTCCTATAGCATCTGCCATATCAGGATTACCAAATCTTAAATCTAATCCTAATGTTGGTCTTAATCCTACTGCATTATCAAACAAACCACCTGAAATAGTTTCTAATATAAAATTAGCATCTGTAAATAATCCACCAACACCTGATAATTCTACACCTCTTATAATTTTTTCTTCTAAAGGTTTTTGTTCCCAGTATCTAGGATTCTTTAGATAATCTCCTAACATACCAAATGTTACCATAGCTAATACACCACCCATAGCATTTTGATCTCTACCTGATAAACCTGATATAACTAATTTTCTATTAGCAGCTACTGCCCATGAAAAAAATTGGAAAGGTAATCCCATGTATGAATTACTAAACTTTCCTCCTCTTGCTGTCTTTTGATATCCTAAAAATTTAAAAAAAGGATTATCTAAAAACTTTGCAGTATTTTCATTATTAATTCTTAATACACCATGCATCATATTAAACTGGTCAGTTACTTGTGGTGTAATAATAGTTCTATTTACATCTGCATATAATGCTTGTCTAAATTTTCTTGCTGCTTGTTGTCCACCTGTAATAGTTCCCCACTTTCTAACATTAGCTGTAAATAAACCATCCATATTTTCATATGGCATTTTTGCCATTAAGTTAGCTGTTTTTTCATCAATACCATAACTAATTAATCTTTGTTTTCCAAAATCATCTAGTGAACCTTTAGACCATTTAATTGAATCTTCTATGAATCTATGAGCAGATACTACACCTTGAAACTCTTTCATCATTTGAGTCCAAGGAGTAAGACCATTTATAAAATAAAAAGGTGCTTGTGCATTATTTGCAACATCTGCAATTTTATCAAATCCTCTACCAATAAATGATTTACCTCTACCTACTAATCCTACATCTTCTATAATTCTTTTTCTTGCTGATCCTAATGTAACTTCTGCTGCAACACCCATGTATTTTACATTCTCTGCAGCTTTACCAAATGCTGCCATGTTACCTGCCCATTGTCCTAAACCATCTTTAAAAGTTCTATGAATACCATTAACCATTATTGGTCTTGCTGCATCTACTACTGCAGAAAAAACAACTTTACCCATAAATGCTAAACTTGCCCAATCTCTTAAAAATGCTGCACTTCTTTTGCTAATAGAAGATGGATCTTCTAAATTAACAGAACCTAACATTTTATCTTTCTCATCTTCAAATGCATTTAATATTGCATTAATTTTAGTTTTATCTTTAGAAGTTTTCATTTCTTCTTTGATAAGTTTAAAATGCATTTCTTTTAATTCAGCAGACATATGATGATCGCCAAACTTTTTAGATATTTCTATAGCATTAGCTGTTTTGATTTGATATTGACGCATAATAAATTCAATATCATTTTCTACAAAATCTTTTATTTTCCATGTAGGTATATTTAATGTTCTTGATATAAGTGGTCTTACTCCTGCCTTTATTGTGCCATCTTTTTGTCTGCCAAATCCAAAGATACCCTCTGGATCAACTGAATCTTGATCTATAATCTTGTTATAAACTTCTTCTGCTCTTTTCATTCTAGCTTCTTTAGACATATCAGTCATAAATTCTTTACCTCTTTTTACGACTATAGGATTTTCTAAAAAATGATCTGCTACTATTTTAATAAATGCATCTTTATTTTCTAACAACTTATCTTGTCTATACATTCTCATTACATAATTTCTACCCATTTCAAATGGAGGAGATATTGGTTGTTCTAAATTTAATTCAGGTATTAATTCATCTTTGATATATCTAAACTCTGCTTCTGAATATTTTATTAACTCATCTAATTCATCTCTTTGTGCTTTATTTAATTTTGCTGTTGCTTTTGCTTCTTTAAACTTTGCTATTTGCCCCTCTAATATTTTCATTTTTCTTTGATATGATCCTTGTGATGCAAACATTCCTTGTTTTCTTAACTCTACTTCATACTCTGCAAAAAACTTTCTAACTTTATCTACTGATTTTTTCATAGTAGGATGTAATGAATCATAAACTCTATCATCTACTACTCCCTCAAAAACTTTTACTTTATACTCATCAAATGTAAAATCTTCAGGTTGTCTAGTATTTCTACCAGTTACTTTTGCTTTCATATCTCTAACTGCATCTCCAAATCTTAATCCACCTTTTTGTAAATTCATATCTAATAATTTTTTAGAATTGGCTGTACCTGTTCTAAATTCTACAAAGTCTGCATTAACACCTTGTAAAGTTTCACGAAGTTTTGGTGTCCAATATGTTTGTGATTCTAATAATGCTGATGAAACAGCTCCATATCCCTCTGCTGCTGCTCTTGATTTTGTACCATGATCTCCTGATAATCTCATCATATTTTCTGCATAGTAAGAACTTTTTAATAATTTTTTATTAATAACTGATCCATAGTTTGTCCATCCCTCTACCCATCTAAAAAAACCATTAGCTTGTGTTTTTAAATCTGCTGTTCCTTGTTGTCTTAATTCTGATAATGCTGCATTGTTTAATCTATTTTCATATGTTGCTAGTGGTTCATCTTTTCCTCTTGCATATAAACCTTTCTTACCTCCATATACTTTTTTTAATATTTCTTTCTTCATAAGAAATTGCATATAGTCATCTGCATTTTTAAAAAACTTTTTAGGTAATGGTGCAACACCTTTTAATTTAGGAAATAAGTGTTTATTATTTTGAAATATATTTCTTATTTTAATATAATCTACAATTAACTTATTAGTTTTTGTTCCTGTGTATGAAACTAATTCTCCATTTTTATTTTTATTATATGCTACACTTACATTAGCAACATCATCTTCTACTTTGTAATTAAATCCTGTGCTTTCAAAATCTTTTCTACCATCTGTAGATGCATGTGCTTTCATATATTTTTCGCCAATACCTTTTACTCCTCCTTTTTTAGCTACAGTTTCTGATGCTATCTTTGCTCCTGATCTTCCAAGAAAACCAGTAAGTAATCCACCAAGTAAAAATGATCCACCAAGATACATCATAGTTTCTTGATTAGTAGAAGTAGGATCAAGATTTCTTCTTATTGGTTCTGTAACTCCAACTAATCCTGTAGCAACTGCACCACCTTTAACTGCTCTTTGTGCAAAACCAATTCCTTTTACAAAAGGTATAGGTACATAATTTATAGGATCGCCAAGACCTGCAACTAAAGCTGGTAAAATACCTCTTTCACTACTATCTAATCTTGTTCTTCTATCTAAATTATTTTGTATTTTTAATTTTAAAAAATCATGATGTTCTTTGTTTCTTACTTCTGTGAACATACCTGCAAAGTTTTCATATCCTGCTATATTATCAGGAGCATATGGATCATAACTTCTATCTACAGGTTTGTTCATAAAACTCATATCATAAGTACCCTGTTCTAATGCTTGACCAATCCAAGATAAATTAAATTCATCTACAACATCAGATACAAAACCTGAATCATAATTAAATGATCTTTGTAAGTTTGATGGTAATACTTGATGCTCTTGATCTATAGTATTTATTACTGCTAGATTTTTTTCTTTTTCATCTGATTGTGGAACAATAATTGGTGGTTGTTCTTTTTTAACTATTTCTGCCATTATTTTTTCTTGTTAGCTGCTTTTAATTCTGCAGAGTTTTTATATAATTTACCTTTGTATAATATGCTGCCATCTTCAAAGAAATGTGTTGATTTAGGATTTAATCCTTTAGGTATAGCAACAGCTCCCTCTAATTCTAAAACTCTCATCTTTTTAAATTCTTCAAAGTTATTTACATTTTGTAACTCTAAAGGAAGTTGTGCTTTTGCTGCTTCATAATCTTCTTTTGGATTATAAATAATATTTAAACCTAAATCATTTTGTAGTCTTTCAGCTTGACCATCTTGATTTACAAAAACTACATAATAAGTAGGGAATTGACTACCCTCTGTTTGTACACTTTCTAAACGAATATTTTTTCCAAGTTCAGGTTTAAATGCTTTTATATTTGGATAGTCTGCAGATTTTTTTACAATATCCATAATAGGTTTATTTAGATATTCAACACTTGCTTCATATGTATTATCTTTATTTAATTTAGGTAATGTATATCTTTTATCTACTGGATTTAAAACATAAGCATCATATTTTTCAAATTCTCCCTCATCTAATCCAACACCTGTAAATTTACTATATCCTATTTTAGAAAAACCAAATGCACTACTATCAGATAAACTATAAGCTAATGCAGATTTTACATATCTATCTATGTCTGATAAATTATTAAATATTATTCCTCCCTCTAATAAACCTGCATATATTTCTTTTTTTACTTCACTAAATAAAATAGTTGGAAAAGAAACATCTCCTATACCTAAAAAGTTTTGTTCAATTGTACTATTAATAGATTTCATTATTTGTTTATCTATATCTCCTATATTACTATATTTATTATTTGAGGCATTTTGTAATGCTTCTATCAATGTCATGCCTCCCTCTTTATTAAATTTATCAAATCTTTCTTTTACATTATCAACTACTTCTTGAAGATTAGGATTGATTAATAAACCTCTTTCTATTGCAATCATTTTGTTTTCAGTCATTCTTGAAAAACCAAAATTTTGCATACTTGATACTGGTACTTCTTTCATAGTTCCTGTACCATCATCTATGTATAATGATTTATTATATAAAAAACTAATAAGACTAGAGTTTCTAAAACTTTCTATTTCTGAAACTGCATTACCCTCATAAGCTGATTCAATAGATTCAAATACTTTTGGAGGTAATTTATTATCTACTGCTGCAACATATTTTACAAATCTAAAATAATTTTCTCCAGTTCCTGAATTAACTTCTTCTTCTGTAATAGGTTGATTAGGACTATCTTTATTATAATCTGCCATCCAAACTCTTACTAATTCAGGATTATTCCATTCTTCATTTCTTTCTTTAGATGTTCTTTCTCCATCTATTGAAGTCATACCTTTACTATTTCTATTATAATTTACTTTCCATGAGTTCATGCCAGTTAAACTTTTTGTTTTACCAGTAAGTCTTGATTCTAATCTAGCTGCTATTTTATCGTATTGTTGTTGTATTTCTGATTTTAATTTACCTTTACCACCTATTAAATTACCTATAGTAGTAGAATCAAATGTTTCAGTAACTTTAACTTCTTTTCCATTACTATCAATTCTTGTAGATGTAAGTTCAACACTATCAACAATACCTGAAACAACTAATGCTATATCTCTATAGTTTTGTGCTGCCTCTGTTAGTTCTATAGTAGTAGCATCATCAACATTATCTAAATTAAATTTTTCAAATAAACCATAAACTTTAGATGCTGCTTTCATGTCTGCTATATATTCTTTACCATTTGCTATAGCAGCTACTACTTTTTTGCCTTGATATTTATTTATCATAGTTTCATATTCTTTCATTTGTAATTTAACTGATGGATCATTTGGCCCAAGTAACTGCATATCAGTCATTAAACTATCTCTCATATTAACATTATCTGAAGTAAAGCTGCTATTATTAACTCTTTCATCAAATTGAAATTTATTTTTACCAACCATAAACCCATGTTGATTTATAAGTTTAGTTCCATATCTTTCTGCAAGTTCTTTAAATTTAGGAGATACATTTTCAAATACAGCAGCAAATTTTGCATCTACTACTTTTTCATAATCTCCTGCTGTAGAATAATTTTGTTCAGCAATAGTTCTTTCATCTATTGCTATTGTTTCCATTGATCTAAAAATTTCATCTTTGTATTTATCATAAATATCTTTTTCAAAAGATTCTATTGCAGTTTTAGTAGTTGGAAGTGTATCAGGTAATTTTATTTTTGTAGGTACTGATACTACTTCATTTTGATTTGTAACAGGATTAAATATTGTTTGTTGAGATGATCCAAACTCATAATTATCTACAGCTTTCTTTGCTTCTGCTTCTCCAAATTGTTGTAAGTCTTTTAAACCTGCATCTGCAAATCTAGTTACAAGATTGTCAATATCATTAGCTTGTGATTGTGCTACTTGTGATGCAAATTGAAAACCACCACCACGATTGACTCCAATCTTTTCACTATAACCAAATAATCTATCTTCTTTTTTTAATGCCATTAGTAAAAGCCACCCTCTTGTGCAATAGGTTTAGCTGCAAGTAATGATCTACCTACTGTAGAAACAACACCCATTTTATATTTAGATTTAGCAGCACTACTCATAACATCAGCTTGTTGTACTCCATACATAGCTGCTAATCTTTTCTCTACTCCTGCCATTTTAATTCTTTCTACATCTCGTTTCATAGTTTCTTTGTTTGCTTTAAAGAATGCTCTACTAGATGCAGAGTCAGGAGTAATATTCATTTGAGCAAGTAATGCTCTATTAGTAGATAATTGTGAATTGTATTTTCTTTTTCTTTCTAATTCTTTTTCAGTAGCTTCTAAAGTAGCTGCATCTGCCTGCATTTTAAATTGTCGTCTTTGTAATGCTGCTTGTTGTTGTTGAAAAGCCATAGCTTGTTTTTGAGCATTTATACTCATCATAGTACCACCAGCTATTAAACCTATCTGTGATACTGCTGCTAAAGTTGCTGCTGTTGAAGCACTTGCTCCCATAGCTGTAAATACGACTGGAGCGCACATTAATAATATACCTCTGTTGTTATGCCCAATACTCTAAATGGTAATGGAGCTGATTGTGAAATTGTTAAGTTTGGTTCTAAACTATAGCCCAATGTATATACCTCTTTCTTTCCTGTAAAATTAGGGAGTCCAAGACTCGGATTATTTGTACCATCTAAAAGTAATATATCATTACTATTTACTTGTATATTATAAGTTGTAGATAACTCAACAATTGCTTTACCTATTTTTCTAGGAAAACCTGTAAGCTGACCACTTTGTATAGTTGAGTCAATTGGTAGGGTTTGAACATCAGTTGTATAATCTATTCCTATATCTGCTGCACTTGTTGGTGTAGTAAATGTTACATTACCACTACTGCTAACAGTTCCTTTACCAAAGAAATATATAGCACCTCCCTCTGTAGAACCTGCAGTTGCAAATACTTCTTTGCCTATATGTGTTGTTAATCCTGAAAAAGATTTACTTGTAACAAATTGTAACGCTGTGTTATCTGCTTCTGTAACTGCTGCATCTACAACAATTGTGTACTCTCCACTAGTACCAGTAGAAGTTGCACTCTGTATTACATATGTAGTACCAGTTCCTCCAAACTGAAATTGCTCTGATTGACTTGGTGGATTGTTTGTAAATCCATCTGCTATAAAAGTTGTAGAAGAAGATACTGCACCTTTGGTTAATGGTGTTCCATGTGGTTGATAACTTCCTGATATAGTTTTAGTAACTGTGTAATCTGTAGGTACATCAAAAGATTGTGATGCAAATTGTTCTAATGAATATTTAGTAACACCATTTATAGTTCTTGAAGTTGCTACATATATACCAGCAGTTGTACATGCTACAGAAGTATAACTACCATCTGTTTCAAACAATACCCATCCTGCTATCTTCTCTGCTCTTTGAGAAGTAAATACTGCAAGTGATCCATCTGTATTAACTAAAAAATATAATTGTTCAGTTCTGTTTTCAATAGCAGTTATTTGTGCAGAATCTATTGGATTTGAAATTAAATGACTTGATAACAATGAAATACTATTAGAAGTAAATTCATCATTACCTGTGCTATATAAATATTCTCTAACTGTTTTGCCATTGTTTTGCATAAAGATAGTAGCACCATCAAATATTCTTGGTTTAGCTTTTAGTTGTGAACCTAATGTAGATTGTCTAATGATTTGTATATTAGTAGGAGTAATAGGTTTAGATACTTCAGGTTTCATAAAAAACTCTGATGTACTTGTAAGTATTTGTAATCTTCTTCCTGAAACTAAATGTCTTATTTCATTTACTTGATCTGATCCAATTTGTATTTGTACAGAATCTGCATCTTCTGCTTCTCCTACATCAAAGTTAAAAAAGTCTGCTACCTTACTAGCTTGTACTCCATCAGGTAATGCAAGAACACCACCAAAAAATAATCTTTGTTCATGAAAAGTTACAGTTTGTGGAAAACCATTTACTTGTGAAAATACTTGTTCATCCCATTGTCTTGTAGGAGGATGGCCTGATATAGTAACTCTTACTCCACCACCATCTACAGATTCAGTTGCAGTATCACTTCCACCTGCTGTAAATTCATAATGGTTATTATCTAAAACTGTTATTGTTCTTGTACCATTTATATTACTAGCAGCTAATCCATTACCATCTGTATCAAATATATCTTCTGATCCTGATATTGTAATAGATGCACCATTACTAAATCCATGTTCTACATGAGTAACTTTTACTGCTCCTGAACCTTGTTGTGTTGCAAAAGGATCATCATCTAATTCTATTGATACATCATCTTTAAGTGTTGCTGTTACTTGTGTAGGAGATGTATATCCAGTAATTGTTAGTTCAGTTCCATGATATCTAATAACCATACCTACATAACCTGAAGTAAAATAAGATGCTGATGTTGTTGCAGTAACTCCTGTACCTGCAGTAGCTGTATCTATATCTAAAGTAATATCATCATCTGCAAACTTAAAATATGGTTGAAATATTTCTTTATCATTTACTGATGTTTCAAAACCAAATGCTGCTCTTGTAAAAGATGTTGATCCAGTTCTTTGTATAACTTGTGGTACAAAATCTTGATGTGTTATTATCATAGTATCTCCTGATTGAGTCATATCCATTTCAAATAATTCTGCAGTAACCCAAGGACAGCTTGATAATGTAGCTAATAAAGTACCATTAGTAGAATAAACTTTTAATGATTGGTTTTGGAATGCAAATATATATTCTTGATTTTGATTAAATATAAATGTTTCTAATCTAGTTTCTGCACCAAGATCAGCACGAAATACAGAACCACCTCGTCTTTCAATACCACCTTGGTTTATTGGAATAACATTTCTAGCTTTTTTTAATCCTTGACCATATGCTGCAAGATCAACTCTTGATACTATTGTTGGATTTAATTCTCCTCGTAAGAAACTTGATTGATGAACCCTTTGTCTAGCCATATCATTTTCCTATGGAGATTTTGCAGTTATATTATTTAATGCAGTTCTATTTCTAACATTTCTAAATCTATCAAGATCAAGATTTCTAGTAGTTTGTTGTTGTGAATCTAATGCTCTTGATACTGCTAACTGGGCTACTGCTCTCTTGTGATATAATTCTGATAACTGATCATTACGAGCAATTGCACCAGCAAACAAAGACGCTAGTTCAAAGACTAGCGTCTGTGTAAAAAAGGGAGGAAAATCGCTTTCACTGGGTTGGAAAGTATAATCCGATATTAAGGTATCACTAGATGTTGTGTTTGTAAATATGTTTCCACCATATATATCGTATTTAATAACATCATCAGAAACTGTTATTGTGTGTATAACTAATGCATCATTTGGCATAGCATATGAAGATTCATATCTAGCATCAGGATTAGTAGTATTTTTACTTAATTGTTTTTGTTTAGATGCAAATCTCCATCTACATCTAGTTAATAAATTTTCTAAAGTAGATTCATAAAGATTATTAGCTACTTTGGATTCTGTAGTTGCTTGATTAAAACTTGTGATTGTATTAGCACCTACGAGTACAAGTGCTTTATTGCAGATATCAAATTTAGAATTAGCCATAGTTTATATGTACACTAGATATGGGGAGAAGTAAATCCCCCCATACCATGTTTAGTTATTATGTACCATTGATAGTAGTAACTGTAGCTGCACCTGTTGCAGATGAAACTACTAGCATATCTACAGTTCTAGTACCACCAGTTGAACCTACAGCGATTATAATATCATTCTGTTTTAGTTCATTGGTTGCACTATTAAAGTAGCCACTACCAGCGATAGTTCCGATTGCGTCAGCAGAATCATATAAGAATACACTCATAGCTCCACCAGCGACTTTTCGTAAGTTACTTGCTGAATATGCCATTTATGCCTCCTATTCTGTTATCTGTACTTTGATCGCACCCTCATTGTCAATCATAGTAGAACCCATTGACATGTAAGATGTGATTAAGCTGCTGACTTTTTCAGGAATGTAGTTGATCTCTGTTCTGATCTCTGAACCTACTCCGATACCAACACTTGATTTATGGAATGCATGACATTCTCTTGTTGTACCAGAAATAGAAAGACCTGAATGAGTAAACCACATAAATCCTAACCATCTTTTAGCTGTGATTCCACCAGCATATGGAAGATCATTTTCTCCAACATACTCTGCTCTACTGAATTGATCTATTTGTAATAAATCAGCCCATCCAGCAGGAGATACTACAAAGTATCTCTGTCCATCATCAGGGATGTCAGCACCACCAAACGCTTCGTACACAGTTAGTGATTTAGCTAAAGTTAAACCAGCCGAACCATGTGCGACATTGTTTGAGTTTGTACCAGCATCCAAAACATCAATGATGAGTTGGTCTGTTTTTCTTCCTAATGCAGCAGCAGCATTTGATGACAGAACTTGTCTTTCATCAATGTTAGTTTTTAATTCATCCAATCTATCTACATAATCTGCAGCATAGAAGTCTGATAAACTAACATCAACAGTAGAGTGAGAAATATCCATTGTAGGAATTGCAGAGTGTCTTGCTTTATTAACAGCAGTACCCTTGCCTACTTTTTGGAATCTCGCTTGACTACCTTGTACATTATTAACTTGCCTTATTGTGTTTTTCAGCTTTGATCCCATTCTTTGATAAGCCATGTGGACTTCAGCTTCAAACTGCTTAATAAAGGCTGTTGATATAGATGTACTCATGTTGCCTCCTTATTAGTCGTTTGTTGTTAATTAAGCAATTATCTCTTTTGAGGTAAGCTGGTTGTCCAAGATGGGCCAACATCATTCAAAATAGGTTGCGTTCTATTTTGAATACAATTTTGTATTCGTTTATAGAAGTAATACATTTTTACATTATTTACAAGTATAGGTTTAGAAAATTTATACCCTTGCCATTTTAACCATTTAATAGATTTAGTATGCTCTGCAGTTATATAATTAGACAAATAATCATAGTTTTTCTCTAAATATTCTGTCCAATACTTATTTCTTTTAAGAAAATATAAGTAATTTTTATCTAATATTTCTGAAGATAGTAACCATATTGTACCTATTTTATCATTTTGTCTTGATGAAACTGTACCAAATATAGCAGCTACTTCCTTGTTTTTATCAAAAATTGTATAAGTATGAACCTTTCTTTTGGTATATCTAAATGGCTGCAACAATGCTTGTAATGGATCAAGCCCCCATATAGCTAGTTCATACTTATCAACTTGTTTAAGATTCTTTGCTAATTCAAAACAATCTTCAGGAGTAGTCTTTTCAACATATAACATTAACCTCTATAGAGTCTGTTAAATGCATCATCTACTTTTTTCACATATGCTGTATCTCTTTCTTTAGGATCAAAGTATCTTTTGTCTTTCATCATACTTCTTACATCATCTAAAGTTAAAGGTCTTTCAGGTTGTGCTACTTGATTTGAACGAGTAATAGATTGTTTTTGTGATTCCATAACTCTTTCAAGTGCTTCTATACCATCAGCATTCATACCTAATGTTTGTGAAACTACTTCATATTGTTCAGGAGAAAAGAATGTAGATGCCCAACTATTTACTGCATCTAATCTTGCATCTGCATTTTCTCCTAACTTTTGTTTTTCTGCATCAGGATCAACTTGATTACTAATATAGGAATCAACATATTTATTAATACCCTCCTCAAATACTTCTTGATCATATGCATTTTCATAGCAAAAGTTTTTCCACCAATCTGTCATAGGATTAGCATTTACTAGTTCTTCAGTAACACCCTCTGGTAATTTAGGTAATTCATAACCCTCTACCTTTTCAGGTCTTTCTGCTATAGCTTCTTGTTGAAGTTCATCTACGATTTGATCTCGCAGTTCTTCTTTTTTACCACCTACATATTTTTCAAGATTGGTATATGATTTACCAAATTCTTCCATATTAACTTCGCCTTTAGTAGCATCCCAAAATTTTTCAGGTATGTGTTCAGGTCTTGGTGCAGGTTCTGTTGTTGTAGGTTGTGATGTTTCATGTGAAACATTTTCCTGCGTTTGTTCTTGTGTTTGAGCAGGTTGTTCTTGTTGCTGCTCAACTGGTTGTGTTTGTTCTTCACTCATCTTTTTTCTCCTTTATCATATTAATACTGATACCTTTATTAACCCTACGCTGAATAAGACCTACGATATATCTTTGCCCCTCTAAATGACGCAAAGCATTATCTGATATCTCTGAACCAGCGACTGTATCTATGGTTATAGATTTCAAGTATTGGAGAACTTGCTTACCAGATGTAGAACTAAATAGAGATGTAAATACCATATTTAGTTTTGCTTCTTCTTCTGAACCTCTTTTAAAGTTATCCAATCCAATTAGGGCTTTATTTTGTTCAGTTTTTTCTACCATTGTTATATCCTTACCATTTTTTTAATTACACTTCTAGGATAAATGTTTCTATCCCCAAATCCTATTTCTCCATTTTCACATTGATAGCTGCCAAAAGAATATAGATATTTAGGGGTTTTTTTAAATATATATGCTTCTGTATGTATTAATGCACAATGCATATTAGTAAACTCATTGTAATCTGTTATTGTTGAATCGCCTACAATATCTTCCCATACGATTAAATATTTATAATACTTCTTATCTCCTATAAGAATTGGCTTACTCGGTTTCTTTGTACTCATCTATCAATATCTTTTTTAAAAACCATATCGCTTTTTTAATATCGGTTGATCCACCTTTATCTCTATGACGAATGATATATTTTATAGATGTAGCATCTGCATAAGGTAAGTCTTTTACCCAATCATATGTTTGTAGTTTTTTACCACAAGTACATTTTCCTTTTTGATAATAATTAGGATTTATTTTATCTGTCATACTATATCTCCTATCCAGTTACCATTTTTATCTAATACCATTGGAAGTAATCTTGGTATTCCATTTATTATTATTCCACATCCAATAATAAATCTTGTTCTAAAATTTTTTGCATATGAGAACGCCATACTTTTTTGATTTATCAAACAGCCAACATTCATACCAAAAAATATATCATCAGGATTAGCCCAATATGATATAACAAATTTTGTATGATAATGACCTTGTACTGCACTCATACCCATTGTTTGTGAAACTTTTAATATATCTGCTGCTCTACCATGTGTAAAAAAACATTTTTTTCCATTACTTAATTTTAAAGTAATATCATCAATCCATTTCCATTTACGAGTTCCTAAAAAATCTCCATATGGTTTTAAAAATTGTTTTGACATACCATATCTTAATGCTCTCCTATAAACTAAACTACTATGATTTGAATCTACTTCAGTTACTTCAGGAAATATTCCCTCTAATTCTTTTACATATTCTCTTGCTATATCTAATTCATATCCTGCACTTGGTAAATCAGGATTATGATCATGCATTGATATTGCATGGAAATCTAATAAATCCCCTATATTAATTATAGTATCAGGTTTAAATTCTTTTTTAATTTCTTTTAAAAATTTAAAAGAATCTTTATGATGATAAGGAATATGTAAATCACTTATAACAAGTACAGAATTATACATGCCACTCTCATTATTGAATTTCCTCTGATGGTTCTTGCTCTATTCCCCCCTGTTGCTGCGCCATCATTTGTTGCATTTGTTGTGCAGCTTCTTGCATTTCTTCTGATGATCTAATTAATTCTTCAGGTATTCCTAATTTTTTAGCAACAAATTTTGCTACTTCATCTTGTTTAATTAAAACATTTAATAATTGTGGCCCAACTCTTTGCTGCACCATTCCTAAAAATCTATCTATTGTAGCAACATCTTGTTGTTGTTGTGCTTGTGCTAAAGGAGATGATGATCTTATTTTTATTTCTCTACCATTAACTACTGGTATTTTTATTCTGCCTTGTTTTTTAAGAATATATATTACTCTTTGTAAAACAGGATTAACTAACTCTGCTTGTAATCTACCAAACGCTGCACCTATCTGTCTTGATAAGTCTGCCATTCTTTCTGCAACTTCTGTAGCAGTCATAGGAGTTTTCTCATTTGGTGTACCTAACATATCATTGTATAATGCTTTCTTAATATTAGTTCTCATTTCTCTTAATACTAAATCAGATACATTAAAATTACCTGCTGGTGCTATTGGAGTAAGTCCTTGTGAACCTGCAGCTTTAGGAATAATTGTGCCAGGGATTAGTGATATATTATCTACATTAACAACACCATCATCTTCTACTTGATACATTCCTGATATTGCCATTTGTGCATTTTCTAAAATTAATTCTATAACTAGATTAGAAGTTTTGATTGCTGGTAAAGCTAATTGAAGTGGGCCTCTACCATATACTTCTCCTGCACATTTACTCCATCTGTAAATTATATATGGATTAGAACCTAAACCTTTAAATGTAGTTTCTACAATTTTGTGTTCATACATTTCTGATATTGCACAGAATTTATATTCTTCTTCTTTTGTATTTGAGTAATCTCTATAAACTATTTCTATAATATCACATTCTTTATCAGGCATCTTTTCCATATCCATCTTCATCTTTTCGCTTAATGTACCTGCTGGATATGCAATAAGAATATCTTTAAATTTTATTTTTCTATTTCTAAATATGTAATCAATCTTGTCATCATGACCTGCATCTAAATATATTTGTGGTAAAGGGATTGCTCTAAATCTAACTGGTTGTACTGCATCTCCCTCCTCTACTAAAAGTACACCTGTACCTACTGCACAATCTAAAAATGTTTCATGTACTTCTTGTGAAAAGTTTGAGTTTTGTAATATTTCAAAAACATATTCTGTTACTTCATCTAATAACAGATTAACTTGTTTTTCATCTTCTTTTGGAATTTCAGAACCTGCAACAAAGTCTGCCCATCTTGCATAGTTAGGAACAATACCTGCTTGTAATCTTGATGCAAACTCTTGTACTCCTACTACAGCAGTTTCATCAAATATACGATCAGTTCTTCTTCTACCAATTGATTCAGTATAAAAAGATTCTCTTTGAGGTAATGCAAATTCATAACACTCCTCAAATGTAGAAGTCCATAAATCTTTTATGGCTTTGGCATGATTATATCTACCAATTAATCTTCTTACCTCATTTGTATTAGTTACAACTGGTACTTGTGGTTTTACATCTACTACCATTGATTATGCTCCTAAAGTCGGTTTGCTCATCAAACTAGCAGCTATTTCAAAACCTTGTCCACCTCTACGCCCTTGTAGAAGTGATCTTCTTCCTACTCTACCAGAAAATGCTGCAACTCTTTCTTCAAATGCTTTTTGCTTATTAGCTGCTCTTTCAGCATCTTGTTGCTTACGCATTCTTAATCTTTGTTGTCTAACACTTTCTTCCTCTACTGGAGGTGGTGGTGGAGGAGGAGCTTTTGGTCTAAATGGCCCTGCACACATAGTTATCTTCTCCTTTCATATACACTTTTTGGTTTAACATCAAAAACATTAAAATTCCTTTTCGCAACTATAGGTTTATTCGTTTTCTTTCCAATAGTCAATGATCTTCCCTCTCCTGCTCCAAGAAGTAAATATTGTAAAGCATCATGAACATGAGAAAATCTGTTCTTATTTGGCTTTTCATCATACCTTTCTCCTGATACTTGGAGTCGTCTATAATGATATCCACCACTAAATCCTCTAACTAAATTAGTACATTTAGGATCAATTAGTATTCCTGTTTCGCCATCTACCATTCTAGTTAGTGTAGCATTTACAGATTCTAGTCTTAATGCAACATCATTTGATGGTGCTGGTCTTGCATGTATTCCTTTACCTCGTAGTATTTGAAATGGTGTAGATTCATCAGTTTGTACTCTATGATCTCCTGCAGGATCGCCAAATATATAAAATTGTCTTGGAAGATAAGATGACATTATCTGTTTCATAAGTTCAGAAAATTTTACTATACCCATATCTTCTGCAACTAATTCATCTATAACTACCCATCTTTGTCTAATTCTTTGTGCAAATACACAAGCTGGTGTTAATCCAAAGTCTATACCTACAAATATAGGAATACCCTCTGCTATTGCTAAATCTCCTTTTGCTACATGAATATCACTTCTAAATGATTCATATACAGGTTTACCATCTTCTATTTGTCCTAATTTATTTAATACATAAACATCAATCCAAGATTTAGTTTTACCTCGTATAATATTTTTATAATAGTTTGGTGTAAGGTTATTCATATTTTCTGCTTCTTTGTTTTCTTCATAACCATCAATTTCTTTTTCTTTGTTTCTTAATTCTTTCATAGCAGGTGGTTGATTAAAGAATCTCCAGTTATCAGGTTTAATTAACATCTTTGCTTCTTGTTTGGTTATGTAATCAGGTATAACAGCTTCTCCTGACATAATGCTCCACCAATGATCTGTATCTGGTGGGTTAGTATCACAGATAACACCATACCAACTTGGGCCACCATCTCTCATAGATGGATATCTACCTACCCTCATTGAACATGCATCTACAATACTTTTAGGAATCTCTCTTGCTTCATTAATCCATACACCAGTAAGTTCTAATGATAATAATTTTTTTACATCTTCAGGTCTATCAAGTGCTAAAAAAATAACTTCTAGTTCTATATCGCCTTTTTTTATTTTATGAGTATATGGAACACTCCATGCAAAGTTTCCCCATTCTGTTTCAGGAAACCAATCAAGCCATGTTTTAATTGTTGTTGTTCTTAATTGTGGGTTTGTATTTCTTATGACTGCCCATCTACTTCTACGAATACCATCCTCTGCTGGTTTTTGTTCTAATGCTCGTCTAATAATTTCTATGCAACAAGCAACTGATTTGCCTGAACCAACTGGCCCACGCAATCCTCTAAAAAAGTTATTATCTTTTAAAAAATTTTTAAGACTTATTCCTGATGGTTTATAATTTAGTGATCCCATAATCTACAGCTAGTTTGATTAGTTTCTCTCTTGTTTCAGGAGTAATAGTTTCTATTATTTTATCAGCTTCTCTATCTGTACATTGTTCTCTAGGATAATGTTTCATGTGTTGCGTCTTAACTACTGCTCTTAATTGTACTAAATCTTTTATCGGTATTTGTGTAAGTAATGTCAAGTTCTATACCTTTTAGTTTTTCTAGCTATAGATTTTGGTTGCTTACTAAATTGTTTTCCTGCTGCTTTATCTCGTCTTTTCTTTGCAGTAGTACGAGCATATTCTCTTGCAGATAATGACTTAATAGCTTTTTCAGGTAGGTATCTTTCTCCTGTCTTTGATGATTTCTTTCCTGATTTTGTACGCCATTTTTGTTTTGACCATTTAGCTAAAGAAGTTTTTGACTTGCCACCACCTCTATAACCACCACCAGCTTTCTTATAAGCCTTTACTGCAGCTTGGGCTTTTCTTCCTGACCATTGTCCAGCCCTCGTACCATGTGATGCTTGTGCTTTTATTCTAGCAACAATTCGTTTCCATAATGCAGGTTTAGATTTAGTGGCAGTCTTACTCATCTGATAATACTATTTTGTTTATTACCTAGATGCGCTTTCGCCATTGATGTAGCAGCATCTTTAGAATGACCTTTTGACATTTTGTACTCAATGTAATCAGCCATCTTTTGCTTTTCTTTAGCAGTCTTTGCATCTTCTTCATTCTTTAGAATCGCTGCTGCTGTCTTTATTGCTTTCTGCATCAGCTTGTTTATCGGTGTTTCTGACTTGCTTTGCTTCTTCATAATGTTCCTTACTATTGTTATGTCCATCAGGACTATCTGTTTTAGGTACGAACTTTCCCATGTCTATCTCCTCATATGTTGCTCTTGAACCCTCTGGTAAAGAAAAATTTTTACATTCTTCATACGATAATATCTTTTGTTCTAAAAGAATACAATCGCCCATCTGCCATATTCTTACTAAATATTTAGGCAGTTTTCTTTTTCTTTTTCATCTTTGAAGCTACAATCTTTCTTTTCAATGCAGTAGGTAAATTCTTTTGCTTACCTTTCAACATTGACTTGCCTTTATGTGATGATTTTTTTCCATACATAGTTTTTATCCTTTCTTTTTTTTCATTTTCATTATTCTACTTTTTACCTGTTTTGGTAAATCTTTGAAGTGGAATAAATTTTTACTAGATGATGTATGTGTTGCACCTGTGTGCAAACTACCATCTTTCATCTTATGGGTTTTACCTTTGTATTCTTTACCATCTTTTGTGTAATGAGGTACTCCTTTCATTATGCCTTTCCTTTCTTTTTTTTCTTTTTAAGACGCATTGATATGTTTCTAGCTTTCTTTCTAGCGTCTGCTTTTGAAGATGCACCCCATGCTCTCAAACTTAAAAGAAGTCTAGTCGGCTTTCCATTCTTGTACTCTGGGCCACGCATGTTCCCCATTCTAGCAAGGAAAGATGCTCTACGAGGATTGTCGCCACTCTTAACAGGTGCTTTAAGTGTGCCACCTTTATAAGATGCACGACCTTTAGCATTAAGTCCACCTTTCGGATTCTTACCTGCTTTTCTCATCCATGCTGGTGTTTTGTAAGCCATGTTAGTTATCTAGCACAAATTGAACGAACCTTAAAGAACATTATTGTGTGGGGAACACCACTAGCTGTAGCGTGTCGTAGTTTTTTGGGGGTGGGGTAACACTCACGACACTACAACCTGTGATTTCTAGCTTAAGTCTATATTAATCTTGAAATCGCCACCAACAAGGTGTTGGTGTTTGTCAGGGGCTTTGAAACCACTGCGATCAAGTATGTCCTTTGCTGCTTCTAGCTGGACATACTCTGATTTAGCCCCCTGACAAAGTTGTAGTAGTCGTGAGGATGCTTTGGCAGAGTGAATCCCAAGAGAACGCTGTATCTCTTGTGCCATGTACTGCTGCACTTCAGGTTTTCGTAGCATCTTACTGGCACTTACTCTAGCTGAATTACCCTTGTAACCAGCGAGTTTTGATGCTTCTGTGATAGAACATCCACGAGATACAAGCGTATCTACAAGTAACTTGGCTTTGCCAGTTATTTGCTTGGGATTCCTACTCTGACTCAAAGCATTCAAAGGTGCTGAAACTACCTTACTCATGAAACTCCTATCTGTTAATACCTTACAGGGAGTATAGAGGAGAGTCAGGTTTGTGTCAAGCCACCAGCACAGACACAAGATGTAGTAGTTACCGGATGTCGTGCATCCTGTATCTACCTTTTTACAATTACTCCCTTTGTTTAAGTTTAACTACGCCCAACATACAATCAAAGGAGCTTCTTAAACAACAACTAATTTCCCCTCTGCTGCGCAGATTCCTCGCGAAACAAATTAGCTGTTCCCCTCGGTGGGCAAGTACACCTCGGTGTTTAAGACTCCTCCATGATTGTTATTCATGTTGGCGTGTTAAACATAATAAACAAAGGAGTAAATATATGAAAAAAGGTAACACAATAAAGGATGCACTAGACATCATGGTAACATACTACGAAGATATGTCTGTGCCTAACACAAACCTAGACTCTTATACACCTGCAAAAGCAGTGGTAGGGAGTTTCATAAGAGGTAGAGAAGCAGCTTTGAGATCGGCTTTGAAAGCAAGATCAGGCCCAGCTTCTCAAATCAGATACCTTGTATCAGATGAAGTTTGGACTGGAGATGAAATCCAAGATACTAAACTTCAACAACTACAAGCATTTGTTGAGAAGATTGATCAGCAAATGGTTTTGATTGAACAACATAAGCAAGAAGCTATGCAATACTTCTTTGAGAAGTTTGGTGTAGCTTATACGCCTTATGTTCCAAAACCGATCAATGTTGCTAATGCTAAAAAGCAAACTGCAGCATACAAAGATGCTTTGAAACTAGTAGCTAACGCCTAGTTTAATTCAAAGATTAATCCTGCTTGGGATTTATTCCCAAGTAGGATTGTTAATAATGAGATACATAGACGACAGACTAGGTCATGATTAACCCATATAAGCACGCAAGTCTTGGGATCGTTGGTATTGCAACCTTAACTATGTATCTCACTATTGACATCAATAGAACAAACTGATAACTTTAAACTTAAAAGGGAAAGGAATCGTTATGATTTTATACAAAGGAAAAGCTAAAGATTACAACCTAAAGAAATTTCTAGCAAAAAGATATGGTGTAATCGTTAGCAAGAAAATGACAATTAAGGAGTTGGAACAATGTCTGAAGAAGAAATCAATTACTTAATTACTGCACAAAAGCAATTAGATGCAGCATTCATTTCTAAAATTAAATCTGAAAAGTCTGCTGCTCAATTGCATAAATGTCTTGCCATCATGACAGAAAACAAAACCATTGATGACAAAATTAGGAATGCAATCATTACAAGAATGAAAGAAATTGCACCTGAATATTTAGAATCAAAAGAATTTCTGAAGTGGGCTTATGAAAATTAAATCATCATTAGCTTGGCAAGAATGGGAAGAACATAAACAACAACAAGAAAGGGATAAGATGAACGCATTAGATAGTTTGAATGCACAGAAGATTCATTGGGAAAATGTAAGAGCATCAATATTCTTGCTGCTTAAACATCATAAAAATTCAATGATGTATTCCCAAG